CAGCAGTAATTGTAAGGTTATTTGATCCATCCTTAGTAATTACTATGTTGGTTTTTGTTGCATTTGTTAGAAGATTTGCAGCTTCTTCTTTTGCACGAGCTGCTGTGTAGTAAAGATTTGTAGATCCTTCTGAAAGTCCATCAGTGTTTGTTGGAATGTCAGATGTAAAAGCAACAGTACCAGTAGCATTCTTAAATGTAATGGTGTTGTCTTGTGTAGGATCTGTGAATGTGAGTGTTGTTTCATGAGTATCAGTTGTACCTTCAATAACAATATTATTGTCTGATAGATATAGTCCTGATACCGTTGGACTTGTAAGAGTCTTATTTGTAAGAGTTTGTGCAGTGCTTACATCAACTGTTGTTGCAGTATCAATTGCAAATGTATTACCTGTTAATGATAATCCATTACCTGCAAGATAAGTACCAGCTCCTGAGAACTGTGTAAACAGAATTGGATCTGTTCCAATTGTAACCACTCCAGTTGAAGTTTGTACCCAACCAGTATTGTCATACAAGGTACCACCAGTGATGAATATAAAGTCACCGCCGTCTACTTCTTGTGGCTCATTAAAGTCTGCTGCACGAAGTGCTGCTCCTGAAGCCTGTACGACGTAGATACCGTTCTGTGCTGCGTTAGTCTGTGACTTAACAAGAACACGATTTCCTGTAGCAAGAGTAACTCCATCTACTACATCTCCGTTTTCAAGATCTGTAGCAATATTTACATTGCCAGTTGTTGCAGCAACGCAAGCTTCATGAATATGAAGTCCTTGTGCAATATCATCAACATACTGCTTGGTCACAGCATGTGATCCAGCAGATGGTGTTCCATTAATTGTTAGATTTCCAGCGAGTGTTACATCGTTTGGAAGACCAATTGTATATGCGGTTCCTACATTTGAAACTTCTACTTCATTTGCTGTGCCAGATAGGCTTCCTACTCCTCCTGATGCATTAAATGAAAGCGAATTAGTAGCATCATCATATGTAACAGTGATATTTGTCTGAGTACCGTTTGCAATAGCTGTGCCAATTGCATCTTGTGCTCTTTCATCAGTGAAGTACTTATTTGTGCTTCCTTCTGATATATCATCTGTTCCAAGTGTACGAGTTCCACCAAGTGAGGTAGACACTCCATTAATTGTTATTGCAGAATTTGATAGAGATCCATTTCCAATATTTGATAGGGTATTGCTACCTCCATCAATTGTCTTGTTTGTAAGTGTTTGTGATCCTGAATTTGTAGTAACTGTTGAATCAATTCCGATTGCACCAGTTGTGTCATTATATGAAAGTCCAGTTCCTACTGCATTTCCTACAGCATCCTGTGCTCTTTCATCTGTAAAATATTTATTAGTAGATCCTTCAACAAGATTATCTGTTGTAGAATCTGCTACTCCATTTTCTGCTACAAAGTTCAACTTTCCAGTTGTATCATTGTATGTTACAGAAATGTTTGTTTGTGTGCCGCCATCAACCATTGATCCAATAGTGTCTTGGAGAAATTCTGTTGATGCTTCAGTTAAAATGTTTGATCCGTTGATGGTACCTGTTGCACCTTCAACAATCAGACCATTTTTAACCTTAAAGTCTTTTGCGACTGTTGCCATTTTTTATCTCCTTGTGTTATGCCTTCAAACCAATTCGTGCAAAACGAACGGTGATAGGCGTAATGCCCACTGCTGGAGTTACAGTAACATTTACTGTTCCTCCTACCTTAGAGACGCTAACGGTGCCAATATTCCCATCATTGTCTATTGTTCCATACTCAGAAACATTTACATCTGTTCCATCAATTAGTATGGTCAATTCTGTTGCGTAGTATTTATTATCTCCAGCGGAAGTTTTTGCAATAGAGATTAGATACTTAACCATTCTCCATGCTGTTGCGCTGAAATTATCAATTACGGTTGCATTTTCAATTCCAGTAATTGTGTTTTCATTATTGCCGAATGTTCCAAGATCCGTTGACTGCGCTGCAACGGTATCAATTAAATCTTCATAGTCTGCCTGAGTAGGGCGATCACCAGTTTGAAACTTGGTTTTTACGAGAGGTATAGTAGTTCTGGCCATGCCTAAATTATAACATATTTTTCTTACAAGATATAGTTAGAATATTCAATAATTTGAAGTCCAATGCCAGGTACGTTATTAATGTTATACCCTGGAACTCTAACATCTGTAAACCTAATTCTAAAAGGAAGAACCTCGTTAATCTTTACAGTTCTTGTGGATTCCAAAACGGTAGATCTATAAAAATTCTTATTATCAATAGATCTGGTATTGACTCTATCTTTCTCAGTAATTATAGCTACTGGAAGCATTATGCAGTAACATCCTCAAGAATGATCATTTTACCTTGGGCTACCGTCCAAACTATAGAGTCTTGTGGCAAGGATAGCTCAATATCAAAAATATCATTTGTTTGTAATGTAAGGGTTTGTGCTGCTGTTAGAGAAACAGTAAATTCTCCTGGACCATCGTCTGCGTCTGGTTCTGGAGTTATATTAAACAATAATGTTGCATCATCTGTTATTTTACCTGGAGTAACTGGAGCATTTGGTCTTTTAATTTGCATCTGAATAGTCCAGTCGGCAATAATAAGTGGCTCTTTAGCATCATCTGTTACATATACCCGAAATGAAGCGGTATCACCACGAACTACCGTCCAGCTAACATACGGAGGCTTTGCTCCAATATCATATGTATCTGAACCCTGACCTCTATATGTTGCCATATTTCTCCTAAAAATAAAAAAGACAATAATCCACTTCATATTATAGCACTTTATGAGTTGTACTTGTGAGTAGATTTGTGTTATACTAGGTGTATGACACCGTTAAGGTGTCATTCTGTTTATAGGAGGAAAAACTTGACAGACAAAAAAATACTATCGGGGGTTCTTACAACTGCATTCTGCTTGACTATGGTCTTAGGGCCACAGGCTAATGCTTTTGCTAAGAATAACTTATATAGTCAGGCTAATGAATCGATAAGCGCTGCCGCCCACAAAGCGGCTCTTTTGCTTATTAAGCCTGATAAAAATAAGATACTTGAGAAATATGAAAATGCTACAAGTTTGACTGACAGCCAGTTGGTTGAATTACTAAAGGCGGTAGGGTTCAAAGGACAAGGGCTAAAAATGGCCTGGGCAGTCGCAAAGGCTGAGTCTAATGGAAGACCATTTGCCTTTAATGGCAATACCAAAACTGGAGATTCCTCATATGGGATTTTTCAGATTAATATGCTAGGTACTTTGGGTCCAGACAGACGAGATAAGTTTGAACTTGATCTAAATGCTGAGCTATTTAGCCCTGTTAAGAATGCAGAAATTGTATTCTACATGACAGATGGTGGAACCGATTGGAGCTCTTGGAGTTCTTACAAAAAAGGTGCCGTCAATAAATGGCTACATAAATTCCCTAATCAATAATATTAGGACATTAAATGTGCCAGGGGATCAAAAGTCTCCTGGCATATTTTTTATGAAACTGCAATAAACATTGACTTCAATCTAGCAGAACAAGCATTGTCTGTTCTTATTTGTGGCCTACATCCATTTGTCTGTATTTGTCTAGATTCTAAGAAAAATGTTTGATCTATAGAAATATCATAATCATACATATACTTTAAAGATCCAACATAAGTTGTTGGATAGTTCTCTGACATATCAGTAAAGGTTCTTAGCCATATTTCTGTATTTGTCATAAATGTTGATATCTCTATATTATAACGAATTGTTATAATTGCACCTATATTTAATGTTCTAAGATTAATTTTTTGAGTATTATAATTCCACAACCCTACACAGCCTCTTGGCAAATAGTCTTCAAAACTATTTTCTGTGCTTCCAGGCAAAGTAAAGCTTACCCAACCATCATCACCTTCATCTGCCCCAGTTCTTACTAATTTTTTATCTGATGGCAAATATAATCCCCATCCTATATTTTGCATAGATGGAGATAAAATGTTTATTCCGTCTTTACCGTCTTTTCCATCCTTGCCATCTTTTCCTGGATCACCCTTAATACCCTGTAAACCTTGAGGACCCTCTGGACCACGTTCTCCTTTAGGACCCTGTATGCCACGTTCTCCTTGTGGTCCTGGAACAGCAATATAGACTGCATCAGATGAGTCTTGTGGAGTAACCGATTCTAAGTTATCGGAATATTTTCTTTTTTTGGCGGCAGAAGGAAAGTCCATGCTTTTTGCCATATGGACCAACTACTTTTTTACTTTGAAAACCTTACCACCAATTTTAATAACTGGAGGCAAATTATCTTTAACGGCTGTAACCTTAACTACTGGCATTATAAACCTCCTGGTGTTATATCACCTAATACACAGATTGTTCCAACTACTGGAGTCCATGTAGTAACATTAGATCCTTCTGTTATTGTTACCTGTAAATCAAAAGGTAGCTCTGCAACTATGGTCTTATAATCTAATCCCCAGTTTGCTGTGGTATCTGCAGGTACTTTAATTTCAACAAATCCATCATCTGCTACAACTGGCAGATCGTCAAGAAAATCTCCAGAAGCATCGTAAGCGGTAGCTAAAAACTCCCAGTTATCAGTATCAAAATATGTTGTTTCGTCGTCTTCAAAAAATTCTACTTTAAGAGTTGCACTGTCTCCACGAACGACTGTCCATTGAACGTTTGCTGGGCTTGCACCATGTTTTTCTACAGAAGGAGCACACATAATAAAAGATTATACCATAAAATATAAGACTGGCCTGCTAGGGGCAGTGGGGGGTGGGTAGAGAGCAACCTAGCAAGCCAGCACATTGATTATAACATTTATTTATAATAAAAACGGACAAAAGGTATAAAAGCTTTTAAACCAGACAGTATTACTAAATTGTTATAAAAGAGTTATAAAGAAAAAACGGTATAAGTTGAAAAAGTATCAAACCAGAGTGTATAATTGAAATATATAAAGAAAAGAATATTAAGTAAATAAGTTTTTAAAATATTAAATATATATTATATATAATAAATATAGGTTATTTTTTAGAATGATCTTCTAGGTGTGTAATCATCATATCA